TAATGCTTTCGGTCCGACCACACTATACAGAGTCGTTGATGGTGCATTTACTGCTGGAATTGGATATACAAATAATCAGGGACTATTAAGTATATCAAACTGGGATGATGTTGCTATAAGAGTTAATGATACAGAAACTGCTGCTTACTTTAACAGAAATGGTTCAGCAGAACTTTATTACGACAACTTCAAAAAATTTGAGACCACTGGATATGGCGTTACCGTTTACGACACATTACAAACACCACAACTGAATGTAACTGGTATTGGCACAATTACCACAATTAACAGCACTAATATTGTATCTACTAACTCAGACTTTATTAATCTAAATGCTGATAATGCTTATATTGTAACTGGTATTATCACTGAGATTTCTAATAGTAGACTGACTAGTGGTATTGCTACAATTACTACTTTAGGTGCAACTACTGCGAGCATTACGACCTTATCAGGTACAAATGTAACTTATACAAATTCTGATTTTACTAATCTGAATGCTAATAATGCCAATATTGATGTCGGTATTGTAACTGATATTTCTGGCACCAGACTTACTTACACTGGTGTCGGCACAATTACAACATTAGATACTGATACTGCAGCAATTAATAATTTAACCAGTGATTATATTAATGTTGGTGTCGCTACTGCTACGATTCTAAACAGTGGAATAGGTACGATTGCTAATCTGAATAATACTTTCTTGAATGTAAGTGGTGTCGCTACAATCACCACTCTGAATAGCACCAATCTTACTTCGACTAATTCTGATTTTACAAATCTGAATGCTGATTATGGGTATATTAGTGTAGGTGTCGTAACTGATATTTCTGGTGCAAGACTTAATTATACTGGTGTCGGCACCATTGCAACTCTAGACACCACAAATGCTACAATTGATTATCTTACAAATACTGATTTAACTGTAACTGGTATTGCAACAATTCAGAGTCTTGATGTCTTGGGAGACTTTGATGTTTTTGATTCTACTGCGACATTCCATAATAACGTCTTTATCGCAGGAAACTTAAGCATTGGTGGAACAACAACTGTTATCCTCGCAGAAGACTTATTTGTTATTGACAAAACTATTGTTCTTGGCATTACAACAAATAATATAAATGCTGATGTATCAACTGATACTAGCGCAAATGGTGGTGGTATCTCAATTGCTTCTACTGAAGGAAACCCATTAGTTTCACTTCAATCTGTTGGAGTTAATTCACTTCCAAATACACACAAAAAACTTTTATGGTCTAGGGCAGGAACTTATGGAGTCGGCACCACTGATGCCTGGTTATTTAATTATGCGGTCGGTATTGGATCTACACTAGTTCCAAATGATGTAAGACTTGCAGTTGGTAATGTACAAATTACCGATAAGCAAATCAATGCAGATGCTCTTCAAGTTTCAAGACTGGCGAGCGGAATTGCTACAATTACTGGTGCCGATATTAGCAATCTTCACTCTAACAACATCTTCTCGCAATCCGGTATTATCACAGATTTAAGTGGCACGAGATTAAATTATACTGGATTTGGTACGATTACAAATCTTTATAGTAATCTTGCATACATTGATAATATTTCTTCTAATGTTGGATTTGCAACTGCGTTTACAAATGAAAGATTAAATGTAACTGGCATTGCAACAGTTTTAAATTTAAATGTAACCAATTCTACATTTACTAATCTTAATACATCTAATTTAAATGCAGTAACTGGTGTTGTTACTACGCTAACAAGTACACACTCAAATCTCACAAATATTAATTCAACTGGAATTAGCACTCTTAATATACTAAGAACCAGTCAAATTAATTCTACTGGTGTTGTAACTGCTCCAACATTTGTGGGAGATTTGCTAGGTGTAGCAAACTATGCCCATGTATCTGGATTCTCTACATTTTCTGGGTATTCTAATACTTCAGGATTCTCCACATTCTCTGGATATGCTAACGCTGCTGGAGTATCAACTTTCTCTGGGTATTCTAATACTTCAGGATTCTCTACATTCTCTGGGTATTCTAATACTTCAGGATTCTCTACATTCTCCGGATATGCTAATGCTGCCGGGGTGGCAACTTTCTCCGATTATGCCAATAACTCTGGTATAGCAACTTATGCTTGGACTGCTGGAGTTTCAACATATTCTGGAGTTGCTGGATATTCCACATTCTCTGGTTACTCTGATACAACAGGATTCTCTACATTCTCTGGATATGCTAACGCTGCTGGAGTATCAACTTTTAGTGGATATGCAAACAATGCAGGTATAGCAACTTATGCTTGGACTGCTGGTGTAAGTACTTATTCGGGTGTCGCTGGATATTCTACATTCTCTGGTTACTCTGATACAACAGGATTCTCCACATTCTCTGGATATGCTAACGCTGCTGGAGTATCAACTTTTAGTGGATATGCTAATGCTTCTGGAGTATCTACTTTCTCTGATTATGCCAACATATCTGGTATAGCGACTTATGCTTGGACTGCTGGTGTAAGTACTTATTCGGGTGTAGCTGGATATTCTACATTCTCTGGTTACTCTAATACTTCTGGATTCTCAACATTTTCTGGATACTCAAACTCTTCAGGATTTTCTACCTTCTCTGGATACTCAAATACAACAGGATTCTCCACTTTCAGCGGATATGCCAACGTATCTGGTATAGCGACTTATGCTTGGACTGCTGGTGTAAGTACTTATTCGGGTGTCGCTGGAGTTTCAACTAGCACTATTGGTGGACTTGTTTCTGTTAATGAGTTAAATGTTTCTGGAGTATCAACATTAGGCAAAGTTCAGATTACATCAACTGGAATTATTACCTCAACAAATCCTGGTGTTACAACGGTTGTTTACTATGGTGACGGTAGTAATCTATTTGGCGTTACAGCATTCACGGTTGAATCTCAACCATTTGTAACAACGCCAGTATACCCCACATTCGCTTCTAATGCTGGTGTAAGTTCTGTAGGAATCGCAAGCACTCAAGTTGCATATATTCCAGATCCTGGTTATTTTGGTATTGGCATCACAAATCCACAATCAAGGTTACATGTCGTTGGCGAAACAATACTTGACAAGGTTAAGATTACTTCGTCGGGTATCGTAACTTCATCAAATCCAGGTGTTACAACAGTTGTTTACTATGGTGATGGTAGTAATCTCTTTGGTGTTACTGCATTCACTGTTGAGGCGCAACCAATTAGTGCTAATCCAGTATATCCAACATTTGCCTCCAATATCGGAGTCAGTTCTGTAGGAATTGCAAGCACCCTGATTGCCTTTATTCCTACAAGTGGATTTTTTGGAATTGGAATCACAAATCCGACACAAAAACTTGATGTTGATGGAAACATTCGTATTCGTAATGGTCTTTATGATAGCACAAATAGCGCAGGAAACTCTGGATTCGTTCTTACATCTAATGGTTCGGATGTTATCTGGTCGAGTGCTGGTGGTATTGGCATTGTTACCAATGCTGCCGGACTGAATGGTCAAATTCAATTTAATAGTCTTGGCATTTTCTCCGGTGCGAATTCTGTATATTATAATCCAGCAAATGATAATCTTGGTATTAATACATCAAATCCTAGAAGTGATTTAGATGTTGTTGGCAATTCTAGATTTGAAGAAGTTTATATTACTGGCAATGTTGGTGTGGGCACAACGTCTCCATCTTATAAGATAGACGCAGTAGGAGATATAAATATCACAGGAGATTATAAAGTTAATGGTAATAGCGTTTTGGAAAACGCTTTGATTTATTCAATTGTATTCGGATAGTATAAATGACGAACGCTTTTAAATTGAAAACTAAAGCAAGTGTAGGTGTAACAACTGTTGGCATTTATACTGCTCCATCTGCGACCACAACAACTATTATTGGCATTACACTCGCAAATGTATCGGGTACGGGTATTAATGTTGGTATTGGAATTACAAGAGCAGTCGGAGATAATATCAGTCTTTTGAGAAACGTTCCCATTCCACAGGGATCAACCTTAGAATTTATGCAAGGTAATAAAATTGTATTGGAAGCAACGGATACCTTAACTGCTAAAAGTGATGTTGCTGGAAGTTTAGATGTTGCGGTTACCCTGTTAGAAATGACCTGATATGGCACTTACAAAGATTAGTGGCGAAGTTCTTCAAAGTTCTATAAACATAGGAGTCGTTACGGCTTCGCAAATCAATGTTGGAAGTGCCGTTACGATTCATAGTGCAGGTTTTACAATAGGAAGTTCCGATCTACATTCCACAGGGCTTTCTATTCGGAATATTAATTCCACAGGTGTTGTCACTGCTACAACTTTTAGTGGAAACTTAACTGGTAATGTAACAGGAAACGCAACAGGTCTTTCAGGAACTCCAAATATCACTGTTAGTGCCATTACTGCTGCGAGTGCAGTAATCACTGGAAACGTCAGTGTTGCTGGAACAGTGACCTATGAAGACACGACTAACGTTGATTCTGTTGGTGTTATTACAGCGAGGAGTGGAGTACGAGTTAGTGCTGGTTCTTCTGTCGGTATAGGCACTAATAATCCAGCAGAACAATTAGAATTAACTGCAGGTTCTGAACGTTTAATGATAGGTGCCAATAGTCCTAGCACTTATTCTAGAATTGCTGCGAGAAATACTGCGAATTCTGGATATAGAGGTTTACAGATTGACGGTAGTGATTTATTAATAAACAGCAATACTAGTGGTAATATTCTTGCTTGTACTGGTGGTGGTAACTTGGGCATAGGAACAGCATCCCCAGGTGCAAAACTAGATGTTAATGGAAGTAGTAAGTTTAACGGTTCTTTTACTATACAAAGTAGCGGAACAACACGGGGATATTTTGGTGATGTTGATGGCACCACTAATATGCAACTTCGTGCTGAAAACGCAATTGAATTCAAAGCCGGTGGCAATACAGAAAGAATGAGGATTTTATCGGGTGGTAATGTTGGTATAGGATTTACAAATCCACGAGCAGCATTACATGTAGGAAGTATAATTGCCACTGTATCTGGTGGTAATGGAGTTTTGTGGACGACTTATGGAGCATTATCATCTAGTCAGGTTTCAAGTTATAATAATAATTTAATAGGTTATAACTTAAGAGGATGGTTAAATTATATTGAGGGAGGAATAAGTAATAATAATTTTTATGCAACAAATACTGCTTCATATGGATTTAGTGGTATCGAACAAGCATATGGTGGATATATAAACTTTTATACTTGCAATACTGCAAATCAAGCAACTACTGCAAATACAACTGTAACACCAAGATTAGCTGCAGTAATATCTCCAGGTGGAAATACTGGCATAGGAACCGACAATCCAACCCAAAAACTTCACGTACAAGGTGATGTATTGTCTTCTTCGGTACGTGTATATACTAACTTAAACGATCAAACTGATACTGGTAATATAGCATCTGGCACAAATTTAACATATAGAAATATGTCAGGTTTTCACAGTTATACCGCAGCGGTAACGTGTAATAATACTTGGTATACTTTATTTCCAAGATTTAATGATACAAGTGGAGTTATTTTTGTTACGTCTGGAGATGCGTCTTCAAAAAATGTTCAAGAATGGGCTTTTAATACTACTAGTCCTGGTTACGGCGTTAACTTATTGAATCAATTACACGCTGGTGGTAGTTGGAACACTGGAAGTTTTAGTTTGTCGTTAAGTAGTTCTGGAAATAATCTCACATTACAAGCAAAGGCAACGAGTTACTATTCATCAGGTAATATTGCGGGTATATATATGAAAATAATATCGGATTATTAAACATAAAACTCATATGACTTTTTATAGAATAGAAATTTTAAAAGATGGTGAATGGGAACTAAAAGACTGGTCTCATTCAAAAATTCCAACTCAAGAAAAAGCTTTAACTAGAAAGCAAGAATTGATTGATGAAGGTCAAGATGAAAGTTCAATTAGAGTTGTTGAAGATAACGGACCAGAATCTCCATTAGATTCAAGAATTCCAGGAAACACTTTTGGTCCAGAATAAATAACTAAAAAACAGATATGTCATATCTTGGAAACCTGCCTTCGATTGGAGAAAATAATTCTTTCAAAATTTTGGATGACATTTCATCATACACACTGACGTTCGATGGTAGTGATTCAAGTATCATTTCGCTGGTTAATGACACAATCACGCTAAACAATCATCGATTCATTACCGGCAGAGAGTTACTTACAGCACCACTGGAACTGCAATTGGTAACTTAATTTCTGGTAATGTTTACTATATTATTAAATACGACCAAAATAGCATTCGTCTTGCATTGAGTTATGTCAATGCAATAAACGGCGCCTTTATTCAAATCACTGGACCTGGAGTAGGAACAAATCATACATTCAATGTTGCCTTCGACGGAATCAATACAAGATTCAAGGCAACATATGATAATGGAACCAAAGCAGCAATGACTCGTGCTGCTCAACTTCAAATTTCTATTAATGGTGTTATTCAGCAACCAAATGATACGACAACACCAGCAAATGGATTTGGATTTGATTTAGATTCTGTCATTGTATTTTCAACACCCCCAGCAATCACCGATGTCTTTTGGGGAAATCTAGTTGCCAACAACTTCCCAACCTTTGATATTGCGGATAATACTGTTGATAGTTTCACTGGCAATAATGCAACAACTGACTTTACACTTTCTAAAATACCAGCAAACAATCAGAATGTTTTAGCTACACTAGATGGTGTTGTACAGTATCCTTCAGATGCTTTTGTAACTAGAGCATATAGTGTCAATGCAAATGTTATTAGTTTTGTATCAGCACCTGGAAGTGGAGTTGCAATTCAGGTAAGACACATTGGCTTTGCTGGTGCAACGTCAAGTAATGTCACTGGTTTTTATGGGCGCACTGGCAATGTAGGGCTTACAACTGCTGATAATGTTGTTGTAGGTTCCATTACAGTTGGACCTGGTGGCATCAATACGACTGGTGCTGCCGTTTCAATGGGCAATGTTGGTGCAGGAATCATCACAGCATCCAAGTTTGTTGGTGATGGTTCTTTGTTGACTGGCGTTGTTTCTTCCAAGTGGAGAGCAAACACTGCTGGTATTACAACCGAAAGTTCTGTTGGAGTTAATACTACAAGCGTTGATGTATCAGCACTCACTGGTGTTGGCAACTCATTCCAAGGAATTTATGTTTCAAATGGTATGGTGATAATGGATAATACTCTGAACGGCAATCATTATATTGGAACAAACTTTAATGGTCTGATGGCAGGACCTGTGAATGTTAATGGTGCTCTGACGATTGATGGAGTTTGGGTCGTCGTATAAATATTCAAAACTGGAAGTCTTATTATAAGATAGATGGCAATCATTAATTTCAACAGTATTTCTGGTGTTAGTACGATCTCGGTAGCGAGTTCCATTACTGTTGGAAACAATGTATCAATCGGAACTGATAGAGTTACTGCTACGACTTTTAGTGGTAATTTGACTGGTAATGTTACTGGAACTGTTAATTCTTCTGGCATTGCTACATTTTCTAATGGTCTTGTAGTTTCTGCCGGAACTACTGCTGCCCCATCTATAAGTCCAAGTGGGGACTCAAACACAGGAATATTCTTTCCATCACCTGATACCATTGCGTTTACTGAAGGTGGTGTTGAGTCATTAAGACTTGGAAGCACTGGTAATATTGGTATAGGAACTGATAATGTAAATCAAAAAATAACAATTCAAAATAGTGCTTCTTTAAATGAAATACAATTTAGAGGGAGCGAATACACTAATGTTTATTCAACTACGGATAATGGATTTGATATTGGTATCAATAATCCTTCAAGCACTGGATCTTTTCGTATTCTAACGGCAAATACCTCAAGATTTAGTGTAGATTCAAACGGTAGGATAACTACACCTTATCAACCAGTGTTCCACGCATATGGAGTTGGTAGTGGAACATATGCTACTGGAAACTATATAATTTTTCCATCTACATATGTTAACATTGGAAGTCATTATAATACAAGTAATGGAGTTTTTACCGCACCAGTAGCAGGAACTTATTTATTTTTCTGGTCAAATGTTGGAAATAATATATCTGATGTTTATAGATTTTTTATTCATAAAAATAATTCTTCTGTTAATACCCAACAGTTAAGATTGGATTCTACTGCTACTGGATCGGAATATCCTGTTAATGCAATTCAGCAGACAATACTGACTTTAAGTGCCAATGATACAATTAGAATATATTTTAGTTCTGATAGTGGAAATGTTTTTTATCCATCTACTAATTCTTCAACTGACAATTATCCAAATTTTGGTGGGTACTTAATAGGATAATAAATACTCAAAAAGACTTTATATGGATTATACAATTACCTTAACAGAAGCAGAAGATCTAGCACTTCAATATGTCGCCGCAGACCCACAAGACTGGATTGATAATGCTGCTACCAACAGAGCAAGAATTGCGATTGATGAAATCTGCGACCTTTATGTAAAACATAAGTTGGACAATAACCAACCAATCACTGCTACTAACAAACCTGATATGGTCTTAGCGGCATACGAAGAAGGTCTAGTCAAAACAGCAGCACAAAGAAACGAAGAAGCAGCAGCACAGTTACCTCAATAAATACCTAAAAAACCATAATGGCTTCTGAAATTCGTGTCAATCAAATACAAAACCGAAGTGGATTAAGCACCGTAACATTCAGTGATACTGGTGTGGTTCTTTCAGGTATCACAACGGTCGGTATTTTGAGTGCGACGAGTATCACTGGAAACTTAACGGGTAATGTAACTGGTCAAATATCTGGAATACAGACTAGTATTACGGTAGGTGATAAGTTTATTAATAGTACTGGTGTCGGTCTAGGCGCTACAACGACCACTGGACGTAATGCTGGTGTTGGAACTGCTGTTGGAACTATTATATACAATTCAACAGTGGGTATTGTAGAAGTTTATGACGGAACAACTTGGAAACCAACATCAGATAACTTTATTCAGGCAACGGGTGGTATTGTAACTTCTTATTATAGTGGTGGAGTTTTTTGGAAAGCGCATACGTTTACTGCATCTAATACTTTTAAAGTTTTAACTGCTCCTGCTAATAATAATACTGTCGAGTATCTTGTAGTTGGTGGTGGAGGCGGTGGAACTAATGGTGATAATGGTAATGGTGCAGGGGGAGGCGGCGGTGCAGGCGGTTTCAGAACTGGTATTGGTGTAACTGTTAGTAATTCTCCTGGAGCATATTCAATCATTGTTGGAGCAGGAGGTGCTCCACAAAATGTTCCTGGTAATAGTTCAACATTTAATTCGTCAAATGTTGGTTTTTCTGCTATCGTTTCTCTTGGTGGTGAGGGCATCCCTGGAGGCAGCCCTGGAGGCACATCTGGCGCATCAGGTGGTGGTGGATTTGGAAGAGGATTGCCCGCAGGAACAGGCACTCCTGGGCAAGGAAATCCTGGTGGTCAAGGTGCAGGCACTCTTGCTCCAACAACAGTTGGTGGAGGTGGAGGAGGAGGTGGTGGTGCAGGAGCACCTGGTGCAGGTGGTAGTCTTAATTTTGGTGGTGCAGGAGGAACTGGACTACCTTCATCTATTTCCGGAACAGCAGTCTTTTATGCCGGCGGCGGCGGCGGCGGTGGTCAACAAGTAGCAAGCGGACAACCTGGTCCTGCTGGAACTGGTGGAGCAGGTGGATCTGGTGGTGGAGCTACTGGTGGTCCAGGTGCTTCGTCTCCATCTAGTGCTTCCGCCTCTGCAACAGCAAACACTGGCGGCGGCGGCGGAGGAGGAGGGGCACAACCATCTCCAGGATCAGGTTCTGCTGGCGGTTCCGGTATCGTCATCCTCCGTTATCAGGTCGGTCAACAGTCAGTCAAAGCGACTGGTGGAACAGTTTCATATGCTGATGGTAAGACTATTCACACCTTTACTTCATCAGCGACCTTTACAGTCACCGATCCTTCTTTAAGTTCCGTTGACTACCTTGTAGTTGGCGGTGGCGGCGGAGGTGGCGCTCGTTTTGCCGGCGGCGGTGGAGCTGGCGGAATGAGAACAGGAAGTGGTTTTTCCGTATCTCCTGGTTCATATTCAATCACTGTTGGATCTGGCGGAGGGGGTGGCGCTGTAACTGGAGGAACAGGTGCTGGTGGTGCCTCAGATGGATCTCCTGGAAGTGCTTCTATATTTTCAACAATAACATCACAAGGTGGTGGTGGAGGTGGAGCAGGAGATAATAACGCAGGTAAAAATGGTGGATCTGGTGGTGGAGGCGCTGCTCGTTTCCAAAGCACTGCGGGAACTGGAAATAGAGGTGATGGAACTAATCAACCCACGGCAACAACTGTCCCATCGCAAGGCAATAATGGTGGATTCTGTCCACCAGGAGCATCACCCGGATCACCATCAGCTTCTCCATATGTTGGATCTGGTGGTGGAGGTGCTGGTGGTTCTGGAAGTAACCCACCTGCTGGTGGAATTGGTGGATCTGGTTTAGCATCTAGTATTAATGGTTCTTCAATAACATATGCCGGTGGTGGAGGTGGAGGAGGATCTGCTGATGGTGCAAATTCATCACCCACTAGTGGAGGTGCTGGGGGATCTGGTGGAGGTGGCGCTGGTGGACCAACAACTGGGGTAGCATCCAATGGAAATGTTAATCTCGGTGGTGGAGGTGGTGGTGGCGCGTATGTTGGTCCACCTGTTACTCCAACAGGAAGTCAACAAGGAGCTAACGGTGGTTCCGGTATCGTCATCATCGCTTACCCATCATAAAATCCCACTTCTTGTGGTATAATATATAATAAAACTGAAACACATTATTCTTTTATGGCGTTCCTCACGACGTGGTACACGACTGACCTACCAAAAGATATTATAGAAATTCTTGAAGAAGATATCAAGAAGTTCGATCCCATCGCACAAGAGTCCAGACTTCACGGAGACGCAGTAGATAAAGTCATCCGTGATAGCAAGAATGCCTGGATTCCGACTTCTCATTGGATTGGTGGTTTCATCTGGCATTATATTCAGAGAACCAACAGAGAAAACTTTCTGTATGACCTGACTGCGATTGATGGTGAAAGTATTCAATACACTCAATATGGTGCTGGACAGTTTTATGACTGGCACATTGATGCGGGTATTGATACTGCTTATAAACCTCAACAAATCGTCAGTTCAGGCACCAATATCGCACAAGATCTTCTCACGGTTCAAGGTGAGTATGTGAGAAAACTTTCATTCTCACTTCAACTATCAGACCCAGAGGACTATACTGGTGGCGAAGTTCAGTTTATGGATAACGGACGTAAGACCTATTTTGCTCCCAAGCAGAGGGGCACTTTGATTATGTTTGACTCACGCACTCCTCACCGAGTTCGTAAAGTCAAGTCTGGCCTCAGAAAAAGTTTAGTCGGCTGGGTTTGCGGTCCGAGGTGGAAATGATGAACCTCGTTTGAGATATAAATACTTATATCATTTAGCAGTATTATGAGACATCATTACGTCTATTACTCTTACGAAGATTTTGGTAGGGGATATATCGGAAGTAGAACTTGCGACTGTCTTCCAGAGGAAGATAGGTACTTTGGTTCTTTTTATGATAAAACTTTTAACCCTACCAATAAAATTATTTTAGAAGTATTTGATACAAGAGAAGAGGCATTAGATGCTGAAATTAAGTTACATCAGTTTTATGATGTGGCAAGAAACGCTCATTTTGCGAATCAATCTAAACAAACTTCTACTGGGTTTTCTGCCGAAGGAGTTGTTCGTTCTGACGAATATAAAAAAAAGATGAGTGAGAGACTTAAAGGTAGAGAAATTAAACCAGAGTGGATAGAAAAAACTCTACAAAAGAGACGGTCTTACGATGGGGAACAAAATCCTTTTTATGGAAAAACGCATACAGAAGAAACTAAAGAACTTCTAAAAGAACGGACAACAGAAACTTGGAAAAATCAACCACATCCTTGGATTGGTAAAAAGCATTCAGAAGAAAGTAAAAAGAAAATGAGTGAATCTCGCAAGGGTGAAAAAAATTATTTTTATGGAAAGTCTCCTAGTGAAGAAACTAGAAGAAAACAAAGTGAAGCAAGAAAACTCTGGTGGGAACGCAAAAAACAACAACAAAATGAGGAGGTATAACAATGAAAGAATATAAGTCCACAGGCGGTGTCTATGAGGAAGGGTATCAACGTTGTGCGATGCCTCCTCGTAAGATGTCCAAGAACGAGTCCTTTGAGAAGAACGGATACTTATTCATTCCAGGTCTCATTGCCGACCCACAAAACTTAAAGGTTGATGTGCCGACTGAAAGGGGGCAAATAACTTATTATAATAACCGAATGGACAAGTATGATTACTGTCCTGATGAGAAGCAAGTCAATGGTTCACTTGCTCGTTATAATATCCCGACCTATCGTGAACTACACTTTCTGGTTAAGAAAGAAATAGAGAAGCGTCTTGAAATGGACCTTCACCCAACTTATTTCTATGACCGTTTTTATTTTGTTGGTCAACAGTTAAAGCGTCATAGTGACCGTCCTGCTTGTGAAGTGAGTGTGACCCTTCAAATCAGTTCTAATCATCCTGACAATCCTTGGCCCATTTGGTTTGAGCGTCCTGATGGTTCTGAAAGTTATGTGCTGATGAACGATGGTGACGCAGCGGTTTATAAGGGGTGTGAAAGAGAACACTGGCGTGACCCACTTCCTTCAAGGTATAATAGGGCACAAAGGTTATGGAGAAAGGTGAGAAAGTTGCCTGATGATACTTACCACCATCAGATATTTTTACATTATGTAAACGCCAATGGTCCTTTCTGTCACTGTGCTTTTGACGCAGTTCGCTGAATGATACATCCCCTATTCTTCGTACCAATCTACCGTTATGAGGTAGAAGACTGGTCCAGAAAAAAGGCGGCACTGTATAAAAAGATTGAAAGAAAAAACTTTGAGAAGAAAGGTCTTCAACACTTTTATACAGACCGCCAGAAGGACGGTAGAAGTTATGCTCCGGACTTTGATATGCTCTTCAATGAGGAACTGAAAAAGTTTTGTGAAGAGTCTGGTGTTTCGGAGTATCAAATCACCGATATCTGGACGATTAAATATAAGAAAGAAGACTATCAGACCGTTCATAATCATCGTAGTCACGGTTACAGTGGAATTTTATATGTTGAGTATGATGAGAAAGTTCATAAACCAACAGTCTTTGTTGGTCCCTGGAACGATCCTGTAAGTGATACCACACAACTTGCTTTTGCTCCTGATGCGAAAGAAGGTGTAATGTATATTGTTCCCAGTGTGCTTTTACATTACGCACAGTCAAACGCAAGCAATAAAGAGCGTGTTGTGACTTCTTGGGATATGTTAGTGCGATAAATAAAGAAAAAGTAGTCGGTTAATAATGGCATTTACCAAGATTGCTGCCGCTGGTATTGGAAGCACTGGGACAGTTACTTTACAAAACATTGTAGTCACTGGAAGTATCGATACTCCCAATATTACTGGTGCGGCATCAACAGCAAATGTAAGAACGAATAGTCTTGTTGTTAGTGGTGTTACAACTTCTTCTAGTGGTTTTGTAGGGAATCTAACAGGAAATGTAACAGGAAACGCAACGGGGTTAAGCGGAACACCCAACATTACTGTCGGCACTATCACTGCTGCGAGTGCATCTTTTAGTGGAAACATTAGTGTTGCTGGAACAGTGACCTATGAAGATGTAACTAACGTTGATTCTGTTGGTGTTATTACCGCACGAAGCGGTCTTGTAGTTGGTGCTGGTGCTTCTGTTGTTGGAGTTGTAACAGCGACTGGTGGATTTAGTGGTAATGTAACTGGTAATGTAAATGCTACTGGACTCTCTACATTTTCTGGTGGTATTCAAGTTGGTGCTACAACAAGTATTATTGTTGGACAAAGTTTTATAAGAAATAATCAAATTGGTCTAGGTCAAACAACAACAACTGGTAGAAATGCTGGTGTTGGAACTGCGACTGGAACTTTGGTTTATAATGATACCACAACATCAATTGAAGGATATTTTGGACCTATTTTGGGATGGCAAACAATTAAGTCAGCATTTAGTGCTAGTGGAGGGACAATAATTCCTTCTACTGTATCAAATAATGGATATACTTATCATGTATTTGCATCAAGTCCTGCGAGCTTTGTTGTTACTGGAAGTAACACAGTTGAAGTTTTGTGTGTCGGTGGCGGAGGTGGGGGAGGAAATGGTGCTCCAAGCTTTGATGGCAACGGCGGCGGCGGCGCTGGCGCTTTAGTATATTCAACTTCGGTTTTAGTTTCAAATGCAACGTATCCAGTAACAATTGGTGCTGGAGGCGCTGGTGGGCCTGCAGTGGCTGGCTCAAGAGGAACTACTGGAGGTTCTTCTTCTCTTGGAGGTTTAGTAACGGCTCCTGGAGGAGGCGGTGGTGGATCAGACAGTGGAAATCAACCAGGAGGACCTGGTGGATCGGGTGGTGGTGCTGGATGTGGTGGACCTACAGTACAATTTGCTGGTCCAGCAACTGGATCACCTGGTGGAACTGCTGGAAATGCTTCACCGCCAGCTGGGTGGGGAAATCCTGGCGGGTCCGCTGCCGGCGGAGCTGGACCTGGTGGTCCTGGCGGCGGCGGTGGCGGCGCTGGAGCTGCAGGAACAAATGGTGCTGGTCCAAATGGCACTCCTTCTCCAGGAGGTGCTGGATTATCATACTCCACATTTAGTTCCTTGTTAATTGGTCCTGCTGTCCCTTCCCCAACATCATCTGCGATTGGACCTACTGGTCTATATGCTGGCGGTGGTGGTGGTTCTATTTGGAGTCCTGGACCAGGCGGTAGTGGTGGACCTGGCGGCGGCGGCGCTGGTGGTGCTAGAGTTGCAGGACCAACTAGTGGTTCTAATGCAGTTGCAAATACTGGTGGCGGAGGTGGTGCTGGGGTTGCTGGTGGATCGGCAGGGCAAGGTGGTAGTGGAATAGTGGTTATTAGATATAGAGTTTGATAGTGTCACTTACCCTTCATAATACATAAATAAAAACATACCATTCATTTATTATATTCACGAATAAAGACTTATGGCACACTTTGCTCAACTAGACGAAAACAACGTCGTCACACAAGTTATCGTAGTAGATAACAAAGATATTACCGATCCTCACACTGGCGAAGAGGATGAGATTCTAGGTATTGCTTTCTGTAAGAAGCTTCTGGGTGGTAAGTGGGTTCAGACCTCCTACAACAGCAGCATCAGAAAGCGTTATGCTGGCGTTGGTTACTCATACAATGCTGGACTGGATGCCTTCGTCGCACCAAAGCCTTTTGAGTCTTGGGTTTTGAACAACGAAACTGCCGACTGGGAATCGCCAGTTGGACCTGCTCCTGAACTTACTGCAGAGCAAGTGGAAGCAGGTTCAAGATACCAGTGGGACGAAGAGAACGGTGAGTGGGATCTCGTTACCCCTGAGCCTGCTGCCGAATAATAACTTATATTAGGAGACTACTGAAATGAATATTCGTTTGCCTGGTGTTGATACCGCTATTAAATATCTTCGTCCTGATGCTAAGTTTGACTTATATAATAGGACTTTTACAAGGTGGGAATGTCCAAATGGATCTGAACCACCTGAATGGGAAGAAGTAGAAGCGCAAATTCAAAAGGATGTAGAAACTTATAATTACTACCTCTATGCCCGTAATCGTGAAACGGAGTATGGAGATTGGAAAGACCAACTGAACCTTCTCTTTGATGATATCAAGTCTGGTAATTTGGAGAATGGTAAATGGGTTCAGATGGTAGAGGCAGTAAAAGCAAGACATCCAAAACCAGAAGGACAACCACCGCAGTAAAAATAAATGGCACTTGACCGTCTTACACAAATCACCAGTTCTGGTATTTCAAGCACCGCACCTTTGACGGGCATTAATATCACTGGTGTGATTACTGCGACTTCGATCACAGCACCAAACTACGGGAATGTCAATTCCACAGCACTAAATGTATCAGGCGTCTCCACATTCCAAAGTAATGTGAATCTTGGTGATAATGATAAAATTCTTTTAGGTGATAGTAATGATCTGCAGATTTATCACGATGGGTCCAACAGTATAATTAGTGATTCTGGAACTGGAAATTTAGCTATTGCTGGAAGTAATGGCATAATATTATACAATGCTGCTTTTAGTGAATTACTTGCCGTATTTAATACAAATGGAGCAGCAGAACTTTATTATGATAACTCAAAAGAACTGGAAACCACAGGATACGGTGCGACTGTCTTTGGAGTTTTACAGTCACAAGGACTTCAATCTTCTGGTATCATTACTGCGACTAATGGAGTTCAAGTTGGTTCAGCTTCAAGTATCACTGTTGGAAATGCGTTTATAAGAAATAATTTGGTTGGTTTAGGAACCACAAGCACCACTGGTAGAAATGCTGGCATCAATACTGCAACTGGAACTATAATTTACAATGCGACAGAAGGGGCAGTTCAAGTTTACAATGGAAATATTCAGGGATGGGCAAATGTTGGATCGCCTTATATTCAGGCAACAGGTGGAACTATAAGTGAATATGAACTAAATGGTGCTTTTTATAGAGCACATCGTTTCACTTCTTCTGGAACATTTAACGTTACTTCTTCTAGAACAGACGCAGTTATTGAATATTTGGTAGTCGCTGGCGGCGGTGGTGGCGGTGCTGGTCCCTCTGGAGGTGGTGGCGGAGGTGGTGCTGGTGGTTTATTGTACAACTCTTCATATCCAATTACACCAGGTTCTTATTCAGTTACAATTGGTAGTGGTGGTGCAGGACTCCCAGCAGCAGGAACACCAAATGATGGAACTCCATCAACAATATCAAGACCTGATATAACAACTATTACTGCAATTAGTGGCGGTGGTGGAGGAGAATTTTCACCTTCAGCACCAGCAGCTGCTGGACATCCTGGAGGTTCTGGCGGCGGCGGCGGCGCAGTTGCTACGATTCCATCTATTGGTGGTGGTTCTGGAACTTCTGGTCAAGGAAATCCTGGTGGATATGGTCAACATAATCCATCCGTTTATGCTGCTTTTGGAGGTGGTGGCGGAGCAGGAAGACAAGGTAATCCAATGGGAACTTCTGGTCCTGGTCCATCTACATATGGTGGCGTTGGTGGTGACGGATTATCATATAGTCTTACAGGAACATCAGTGACTTATGCAGGTGGCGGTGGTGGTGGAGCAAATGTAGCAGGTCAAGGGGGATCTGGTGGACCTGGTGGAGGTGGTAGTGGTGGATCACCAGCAGGAGCAGGAAATGATGGAACTGCTAACACAGGTGGGGGCGGTGGTGGAGCATCACATGCATCTCCTAATGTTTCAAAGTCTGGTGCATCTGGTGTTGTTGTAATTCGATATCAACAAGGTTTAATCGCAGCAAAAGCAAGTGGCGGTACAGTTTCATATTCTCCAACAAAAACAATTCATACATTTTTAGGTTCTGGCACCTTTAGCATATTAAGCCCATCTTTAACTTCTATTGATTATTTGGTTATCGCTGGTGGCGGCGGTGGCGGGGGTACTATTTCTGGTGGTGGTGGGGCAGGAGCAATTCAATATGCGACTTCGGCACCAGTTTCAGCATCTCCAGGACAATACACCGTAACAGTTGGTGGAGGTGGGCAAGGTGGAAATGGAGATATGGGCATTCAGGCGACGAATGGATCAAATAGTTCTTTATCACTTTCAACTACAGTAACTGCTACTGGTGGTGGAGCAGGTTCTCCAAACTATGGAAGTACAGGTCTTCCTGGTGGTTGTGGTGGTGGAGGCGGTAGAGCTCCTGGACCTGGTGGACCAATTCAACCAGGAGGAACTGGATCAGGTGCCACTGGTGGTGCTCCTGTAACTGCCTCCCCACCGTTAGGATGGGGAAATCCTGGTGGAACTGGAAGCAATAGTGGCGGTGGAGATGGTTATGGTTCAGGCGGTGGCGGCGGCGGCGCTGGCAATGCCGGAAGTAATGCTTCTGGTGGAACTGGTGGAAATGGTGGAAGTGGTCTTGCTTTTACCATTTCTGGCACAACATTAACTTATTCTGGCGGCGGTGGTGGTGGAGCTTATAACGGAACTGGTGGCACCGGGGGCGGCGGTGGTGGTGGAAATGGATCTACAGGTTCTGGAACACTTGCTACAGTAGGTCAAGCAAACACCGGTGGCGGCGGGGGCGCTGGAGGATATCCATACTATAGAAGTGGTGGAACTGGTGGTTCCGGTATCGTCATCATCTCCTACCCATCATAAATATCTAAAAAACCATAATGGCATATATTGGTAGACAATTAGACGCTGGAAATTATCTCAAACTGGATGATATCTCATCACAGTTTAATGGGTCTACCGTAAGATTCAACTTAACCTCTGGTGGAAATCCATACTATCCTGGATCACCATTTTCAATTCTGGTATCTCTTGGTGGTGTTATACAAGAACCATCATCAGCATATGAGATTGATGAAAACCAAATCATCTTCGCAGCAGCACCACAATCAACTGATGACTTCTTTTGCATTTCTCTTGGAGTTGCACTAGGTGTTGGTGTTCCTGCTGATGGATCAGTTACCTTTGCAAAACTAGCACCTTCAGCAAGAGGAGTTGGTATTCAGTCTGGCGGCGTCAACATTGGAGTTGGTGTTACTCAACTTAACTTTATTGGTTTTGGAAATACTTTTGCCTATAATTCATCAACCAATTCTATTGATGTAAGTATTTCTGGAAATGCTGGCGCGGGTGGAACATTCAGTGCCAATGCTGTTGGTGTTCATACCACAAAGATTCTTGGAATCAATACCACAACTATTGCTGGTGCTGCTAACTCTGAAGGAGCAATTCAGGCAGTTGGTAACATTGCTCTTGTAGATGGTGCCATTTTAACAGATCAAAATATTGATTCAAATCTTTTTATTCCATCAGGTAAAAACGGTCTTGTAATTGGTCCCGTAACAGTTGGACTTGGTATTACAATTGACGTTGCAACTGGTTCCGTTTTAGTCGTAGTCTAAATATTCAAAAGGTGATATAAAGGAATGAGCACTCTCCGCGTTAGTAATATAGAAGCAAAGGCAGATGCTTCAAGTCCTACTATTGATGAGAAGGTTAAAGTTACCAACTCGCAGGGAAGAGTTCTGGTACAGATTGATGGTAAGACTGTTGGTATTACCACGGTAGGAATTAACACAACGGGCAATACATTTACTGTTGATCCAAATGGTAATATTCAGTTTGTAGGTGTCATTACTGCTGCGAACGTTAATACCACTGGTGTTTCTACTTTTACAAGATTAAATGTTGGAACTGGTGGAACAGTTATTACTACAACTGCTACTGGTTTTATTGGATTGGGAACTAATAATCCATTAAACAAAACTCATATTGGAGTAAGTGATCCAACATCTCTTGGCACTTCATCCGATGGTATAAGAATTAGTGATGGAACTAGAAACGTCCAATTATCAAGAACAGGTTCTTCTTATAGTTATGGCGGTATAACTGGAACTGGAAGTTTAATTTATTCTTACGATACATTATCCTTACAAGCAGATACCAGCAATCCAATTATATTTTCTACTGGTGCAAATGAAAGAGCAAGAATTGATAGCTCTGGAAACCTAAAACTTTCAGCAGCGGGGACAAAAGTATTAAATAGTTCTGGCAATCCAATTCTTCAACAAACTGGAAGTATTCTTCAAGTAATTTGGAAAGATTTGGGTTCTTCATCTTTTACTGCTACTTCCACTTCTTCAACATATAGAGCCACTGGTTTTACAAATACTATTACACCAAGTGCATCTACTAGTAAGATACTTCACACTGTAACTATCGGATGTCAATTTATTTGTGATGGAAATATAGCAATTGCTAGAGGTGGAACTGTAGTTTCTCCAAGTTTAATGGACTCTTATAGAGATGGTATTACTGCTTCATATACAAATGATATGCCCGCATATACTTTTACTTGGTTAGACAGTCCAGCGACGACATCATTGATTAGTTATGAATTGTATTGTAGGGCAACAGGATGTGGTGGAGTTATGTTTGTTGGATCAGCAGGAGATTTTAATTCTTCTTGGACTTTAATGGAGGTAGCAGCGTAATGAAAAAAATAACAATTCACCAAGCAATTGATTCTTTATTACCTGGTGCGGAATTTTCAATAAGAGACGATGATTATAACACTATTGACTGGTGGGACGAAGTATATCAACAACCAACAGAAGAGGAAGTAGAAGCAGAAATAGCAAGACTTCAAACAGAATATAGTCAGCAAGAATATCAAAGATTAAGAGCACCAGAATATCCAGACTTGAAAGAACTTGCTGATGCTTTGTATTGGTCTTCAAAAGGCGATAATACAAAACTTGATGAGTATTATGCTAAATGTGAAGCAGTTAAATTAAAGTATCCTAAACCAAAACAATAAATACCTAAAAAACTCCAATGAGCATTCTGAATGTCAATACAATAAAACCAGTTGGAACAGGTCAGACTGTCACGGTGAGTGCTACTGACTTCAAAATTGGTACAACTACTTTGAGTTCTGGTGGTAGTGGGACTTTCGTTGGTAACGTTACTGGTAATATTACTGGCAATGTTACTGGTAATGTAACTGGCAATGTTACTGGTAATGTAACTGGCAATGTTGCTGGTAATATCAATTCAATAGGTATTAGTACTTTAACAACAATTAGAGGGAGTGATAATACCATTACAGTTCCAACTGGACATAAACTAGTTGGCACGGATACTGGAAGTCTTTATGCTCCCGGAACACTTGTACAGTATAGTGAATATAGAGTCCCATCAGTCAATGATGTTTATGTCACTATTAGTGAAGATGTAATTTACAATACTCCTGTTACAGTTTCAATTACTCCAAAATTTTCAAATAGTAGATTAATCATTCACGCAGAGTGTCAGACGAGAATTATTCCATCTGAAGGAATATCCGCAATGATTAAAAGAGATGGTTCAGCAATAAATGGAAGTTATCAAAGAAATTCCTTATTCTTTGCTTATAAAGGAGATGAGGTGAATCACCATTATCAAGTTCACTGTAATACTTCCGTGGTGTCTAACTCAACCAATTCAACAACATTTTTATTATCCATACAACCTTATGGCGGATCTGGTGAGTTTAACTATGGTTGGGGAAATAATTACATACAAGTATGGGAGGTGGCACAATGACCTATAATCGTTCTATTGGTGTTGTAGAAGCACTACGAAATTTAGTTCCTGGTACAAAATGGATAGTTAAAAACAATACTTATGAAGGTTTAGATTGGTTGGATGAAGAGGAAGAATGTCCAACGAGAGAGGAAATTGAATTAGAAATTGCTAGACTTCAAGAAGAATATGCTGCAAAAGAATACCAACGCCAAAGAGCACCAGAGTATCCAGATATCAAAGACCAACTTGATGCGATTTGGAAAGGTGGAGATGCCTATGAAGAAATGCTCACAAGAGTAATGGAAGTCAAAGCAAAATATCCAAAACCAGAATAAATATTCAAAAAACCAATGAGCACACTCAAAGCCAATATTATTGATTCAACTTCCACAACAACGGAGTTCAAAGAAACCATCACTGCAAATGGTGATAAGCAATGGGTGGATACTTATGGAGTGATTAAAACCAATCGTGATACCATTGCTGAAAATGTGATCATTCCCGCAGGAACCAATGGTCTTTCTTCTGGTCCCATTACAGTTCAACCTGGATATGAAGTTACAGTAAATGGAGAGTGGGTAATTGTATGACTCGCATCTACGTTCAAAACATTCGCTCTCAAACTGGTAGCACAGTTGATTTTAAAGATCCAATCAGCGTCAATGGTGCTTCACAATGGGTTGATAGTTATGGTGTGATTAAAACAAATAAAAATACTATTGATGAGAACGTGACGATACCATTGGGAACTAACGGAGTCACTGCCGGAACAGTGACAGTCGGTGCTGGTTACACCGTCACAGTACAAGGAGTTTGGACAATCGTATGACTAGCAGAATTATAGTTAATAATATTCAATCTGATACTGGTGTCTCTACTGTAACAATTAGTAGTCCAGTAACTCTTAGTGGTGGCATTACTGGTGGTGGTTTTGCTGTTGGCACCGGTGCTTCCATTGCTTCTCCTGCGACTAATATACTGACCATAGGTACTAATAATACCGAAAGAATAAGAGTAGGTGCTGCTGGATCTATTGGTATAGGGACTGATAATCCGACTAAATTTATTGATATAACTGGTGTTCATTCCGGAATTAATACCACCGGAAGATTTGTAATGAGTCCTCATGCCGCTGGATGGGACACTGGTGTAACTTCTGGCAATATACATCACCACTATATTGATAATTTTAGATTATATTCTGGGCAGATTGGATCTGGGACAGAAAGATTTAAGGTTGATAGTAATGGATATATGTCTGTCCTATATCAACCTGCATTCAGAGCAACAGCTACTACATCTGTAACTATTACATCAGCACAAAGATTACCGTATAATTCCACCTCTGATAGTGGTGGTTTTGATAACACAAACTCATATAATACTTCAACTTATGCCTTTACTGCACCAGTCGGTGGAGTTTATTTTTTCCAAGCCTCAACATATACTGATGCAAATACAGAATCAATGTGGGATATAAGAGTAAATGGAAATATTCGCCAAAGGGCAGAGTTAAGACAAACTGCAGGAGATGATATTGGAGAAAATACTATCATTAATGCATCATGTATTGTAAGTTTAGCAACAAATGATGTAGTTGATATTTATTGGGCATCAAATAGTGTTCAATTAATTTCAGGTAGTGGTTTTATTTCATTTTCAGGCGCCAAAATATCATAATAAATACCACTAAATACTTCAAAACAATTTACATATAAGTATGGACTATACAATTACTTTAACGGAAGCAGAAGACCTAGCACTTCAATACGTCGCTGCTGATCCTCAGGACTGGATTGATAATGCAGCAACCAATCGTGCTCGCATTGCGATTGACGAAATCTGCGACCTTTACGTCAAGCATAAGTTAGATAATAACGAAGCAATCACTGCTACTAACAAACCAGATATGGTTTTGGCAGCTTATGAAGAAGGTTTAGTCAAGACAGCAGCACAAAGAAACGAAGAGGCAGCAGCAGCGTCAGCAGCACTCGCTGGTTGATAATACAAAGGAGTTTATAAATGGCTAGCAGTCTCCGAGTTAATGCTATCGTTCCTGCGAGTGGAACTAACGTCGCTATCGGGACTGCTGGTGGAACTATTACTTATTCTGCGAGTGTCTCTGGGATTTCTACTTTTACAACTTTAAATGCTACAAGTATTGTAGGTGTAACAACTGCTGGTATTACTACTGCTTATATTGGTTCTATTAATGATGGTCCCCTTTCTGGTGCCCGGAATAGAATAATTAACGGAGATATGAGGTTAGATCAGAGAAATAATGGAGCGAGTGTTTCAGTTACTGGTGATGGATTTGGTAATAGACAATTTCCAGTAGATAGATTTAACATTCAAAAAAACTCAACGTGTGTTATTTCTGGTATTCAAACATCTGACGTACCAACTGGTCAAGGTTTTTCAAATGCTTTAAGAGCACAAGTCACCACCGCCGATGCCACTATTGCTGCTGGTGATTACGCTTCTATTAGTCATAGATTTGAGGGATATAACGTTGCCGATTTACACTATGGAACTACCAATGCTAAAACAGCAACTTTATCTTTCTGGGTAAAATCTAGTATATCGGGGACATATTGTGTCGCACTTACAAACTATGCCGACAGTCGTGCTATTCCAATAAATTATTCAATTAACTCTCCCGATACTTGGGAGTATAAAACCATTATTATTAGTGGAGATACTACTGGAACTTGGGAAAAGACCAACTCTGGTGGTATGAATATGTCGTGGACACTAGGTGCTGGTACAGACTATCAGGCAACAAATAATACATGGACAGGAAGTGTAGAATTAGCAACATCATCACAAACTCAGTGGATTTCAACTCTTAATGCTACCTTTTTTATCACAGGAGTTCAATTAGAATCCGGTACAGTTGCGACCCCGTTTGAGAGAAGAAGTTTTGGGCAAGAGTTAGCATTATGTGAAAGATACTATCAAATAAAAGAATATAATGGGGGAACAGTTAATATGTATCCTGGTTCAACTAATGGTTATTTTAGCATACCTCTTTCTCCATTAATGAGAACTGGTCCATCCGTAGTTACTTATGATACAGCATATCAAGCTTCTGGATTTATATATTATAATGGGGGCAGTACTGCTGTAACTTATGGTAATAATCAAGCTCCAACAGTGGGTGCCGTTTCATCTGTAGCTTCTAGAACATCCGGAAACTTTTCTACTGGTGAAGTGTGTGGTCATACTTACGTTCGCATTAGAGCTTCTGCCGAATTATAAGGAGATAAAGTTATGAATTTTAAATTAAATCAAGATAGGTCATCTGCAAATAAAATAGGAACAGACGAATGGCACAATGTCGAGACCTCAACAGAATATCTTCTCTGGTTAGAAGAAGGCAATGAACCTCTTCCACCAGACCCAATTACTGAACCAGAATCTTTAACTCCACAACAGAAGTTAGAGGCAGCAGGACTCTCAATAGAAGAACTCAAAGAACTGTTGGGTCTATAAATATCTAAAAACTCATATAAATGTCTGATATAAGATTCAATCGTTGGTTACATCAATCTGGTACTGGCGGAGTCTATCAAGATTCCACTGGTAGAGTCGGTATCGGAACGTCAGTACCAACGAGTGCTTTGGATGTTCAGTCAGGGACGATTAAGATTGGTAATAATACTTTAAGTTCTTCTGGGGTTTCTACTTTTACATCAGTAACTGCCACTACTGTAACTGCTACAAGCATTACAAATACTGGTGTTACAACCGTTGCTGCCGGTAGCACTTCAGCTCCATCTATAAGTCCAACAGGTGACAGTAATACCGGTATATTCTTTCCTTCTGCTGATACCATAGCGTTTGGTGAAGGTGGTGTAGAAGCAGCTAGGTTTGATAGTAATGGTCGTCTGGGTATAGGAACAATAAGTGCTGTAAAAACACTTGACGTAAGAGGTGAAGCAACTTTTGGTGCTGGAGTAACAGTATCAGATTTAAATTGGGGTAAGGACGCTAATCAATTAGTTTATACTTTTTCAGGAACTGCTTCTGGAACTAATCCTGCTGACGGTTGTTTAGCACTTGTAAATCCAAATGCAAATCCAAGTGCATCAAGAATTGGTTCGATTGTTTTTGGAAATAAAGTATCTGGAACCAATCTAACAGGCAATCCTGGTATTAAGGCAGTTATTGAGTCTTATACAAATACTAATGTTGGAAATGCTGCAGATACTGGTGGATATTTGAGATTTCAAGTCAAACCTGATAATGGTGAATTGGGAGTTCAAATGCAATTGAACTCTAATGGAAATTTATTATTTAACTCTGGATATGGTTCAGTAGCAACGGCTTATGGATGTCGTGTTTGGGTGAACTTTGATGGAACAAGTGGATCTATTCGTGGTAGTGCTAATGTAACCAGTGTAACTAGAAATAGTACTGGAAATTATACAATCAATTTTTCAAGTTCTATGCCAGATTCTAACTATTGTCCAACGGTCTCCATCTCTCAAGGTGGTGGGCAAGGATTAGTTCATCAGGTTGGACAAGGTGGACCAAACCTAAACTCTGGAAATTATTCAGCATTTGGAACTGGTTCACTAAAAATTGTGACTGGTAACCCATCTAGTAGTGTTCCTTTTGATGTTAATAGTTGTAATGTAGCAATTTTCCGTTAATTTATAAATATTCACAAGTCTTAAAATAATTATGGCACAATTAATTCTTATGCATAATGATTTTGGTGGAGTTGCAGTAGGATACCCAACACCAGAAGCACTTGAAAATTATACAATCACTGAAATTGCTCTTAAGGATACTCCAACTGGGCAACCTTTTTGGATTGTAAATGAAGAAGAAGTATCAAATGACTATACATTTTTTAATGCTTGGGAACTTGATGTAGAAGAACTTGGAGAACCGACAGGATACGGTATGGACTATGAAGACTGGGTACTGGAGTACAAGAAATGATCAAGATTAACGTAGATAAAGCAAAAGAAATCCAAAAAGATAAGATGAGAGCGGTGAGAAAACCACTTCTAGAAAAACTGGATGTGGATTTTGTAAGAGCACTTGAATTTGGTACTGATACTGAAGAAATTAAGACTCAAAAACAAGCACTTCGTGATGCAACCAATATTGTTACTGAAGCAGAAATAACTGGAACAACCGTTGATGAGATCACAACAGAACTCAAAGAAGTTTGGAATGAGAGTCTTTTAGGTCCTAAACCTTAATTAAGTTATAACTTATCTTCAACGGCAACAAACCTAGTCTACTTATAAAAACACACTTCGTCAACCGGTTGACAACCTTTTGAATTTCCTTTATAATATTCAAGTCTTCAATATCCTTGTAACTTTGGGAATGAAGACCACTTCTCTGTGGTGGGAGAGGTGAGTTGGTGGTATAATAAGGAGGGTTTTTATACCCTCCTTTTTTCTATTATAAATTAATATAAAAATTATAACAAATTATGAACTTTACTGTATATTCTAAAGAGGATTGCCCATACTGCTATAAAGTCAAACAAGTTCTTGAGTTGACAGGAAGTAACTTTGTAGTATATAATCTCAATGAGCATTTTACCAGAGATGAGTTTTATGCCGAGTTTGGCGAAGGCTCTACTTTCCCACAAGTTATTTGTGATGAACAAAAATTAGGAGGATCAGTTGACACAATCAAATTCCTCAAGGAAAAACAAATCATCAAATCTTGACCTAAATAAAAAGGAAGACCACTTTAATCGTGGTGTTGAACTTATACTTAATGGAGGCAAAAGAAAGCAGACTCAACCGTTTCACATCATCTTTGAGAAGATGGTTTGCTTTCTAAATCGGGAGGTAACCATCTATTTTGAGTTTTCCTTTATATCAAGGAAGAAAAAGTAGTTTCCCGGAGCAAACACATGTTAGCAATCAGTTTAGTATTCGGTTCTTTTCTAACAGTATTGTTTCTGATTGTGGGAGTAATGCTTGGTTGGGTTGCCAGAGAATACATGATGAATCACCAAGAAGGTCCAAAACAAATTGCATACCATCCAGAGTTTTATGATAAGGATGGTGAGTTAATCGATCAAGAAATCGTATCAGTACGATTTGAGCAAGGATACTTTGAAGATGAGTTTGAAGTAGAGGAAGACGAAGAATAGTCAATAAATAACTTTAACATTATTCAACATTTTGTTCATCATATGACTACGACAACTAAAGCAAAAACACCCGTTAAAAAGACCACTTCAAAGGCAACTACTGCTAGAGTTACTGCAACTCCAAGTTTGCCAAACAACCCGTTTGTCTTTGAAGTATTAGATATTGTATCAAGACAAAAAACAAATTCCAAGAAGGTAGAAATTCTTAGAAAGTATGAGCATGTCGCATTGAAATCAATCTTTATTTGGAATTTTGATGAATCAGTAATTTCAATGCTTCCAGAAGGTGCGGTGCCATATTCTGGATACTCAGACCAAACTTCTTACAGCGGGTCTCTTACAACGAAGATTTCTGAAGAAGTTCGTAAGATGCACGAAACTGGATCTTTTTCAATCGGATCGAGTGATAAGCAAGGGCATACCACAATTAGTAGAGAATACAAAAACTTTTATCATTTCATCAAAGGTGGTAATGATTCGTTGAATAATATTCGTCGTGAGACAATGTTTATTAATATCCTTGAAGGTCTTCATCCTCTTGAAGCAGAAATTCTTTGCCTGGTGAAAGATAAAAAGTTGAATACAAAATATAATCTTACAAAAGAAATTGTTGCTGAAGCGTATTCAGACATTCAGTGGGGCGGTAGAAGTTAATCTAAATTTTTGAAGTTATTATCATGGAAAAAAATCTTATAGAAAAACCAAAGATGCCATCAGATAAAGGAGAGGCGCCCAATAAAGATTTAAACCATGCCTGGACTCCCGAAGAAAAGGAATTGTTTAAATCAAAATATGGGTGTGAAGTTATCAAACAAAACTGTACTCTAGAAGAAGCAAAAGACAGTCAAGTTCCAACTGATGCTTACATAGTCACTTATCAAATTGATGGTAAAACTTGTTATGATTTAACACGCTGTGGAAAGAGATCTAATTTGTTTGATATGTATTACGATAATCTCGGTCCAGTAGTTCGTAATATTGACTGGGGTTATGGAAAGATTAATCCAAAACTCTGGGGATATCAGGCACCCGAAAAGAAAAAGCGTAAGTGATTCCCCAGAAGGGGCAAAAAATTCCGGCAAAATTTTCTCACGCGAAGATTTTATAAATTTGTATCGTATGATACAAATCATACTTGATAAATATCCACGAAAGGGAGTATAATACTCTCATCGTTCATCTGGGAAACCAGACGGAAGTAAGCCGACTCGGAACGGATTAAAACCTACTTATAGGTCGTTCATCTATGGAAACACTTCTTTTAACTTGCCTTCAAGCACAGTTAATGGTTGGGAGAATTCATAAAGTTGATATTCCAAAACAAGCAAAAAATGACTTGGTTTGGGAAATCAAACAGATTACTCCAAAAGAGTGCAAAATAGACGCAAAAGCCGACTGAAGGAACGCTCTTTAGCCTCAAAATTAAGGAGAAAACCTAATGTCTAAAGTCGTATATCGTGGTGTTGAATACGATACTCAAAAGCGTATTGAATACCAACAGCAAATGCAACAACAAGCCCAACAATACAACGAAACCTATCGTGGTGTTAAGTTTGTAAAGGAGGGGCACAAGTGAAAAAACTTAACTTCCTTCAAATCATTAAAGAGCAAAAACAAAAAGAAGAGCGCCGTCACCAAGCACAACTAGCACAACTCGTTGGAGCAAAGTGATGTTCGCAGTATTACAAATTGCCGCAGGATCTGCGGTTGTACTTGTTTTATTGTCGCTTTATATTCAATTTTTATTTAAGTAGAAATCGGAGGGGTTGATCTCCTCCTTTTTTTATAGGTATAAACTCGTAGGTATAAATTATTGTTAAGGAATCAACACAAAACACCTAGATAGTAGTAGAATATAGAGGTGAAGCGTATGAATGAAAACCCCTTTGTTATGTTATTCTATGTGCATGGAGGTTATTATGCACAACCTAATCTCTTACAATCAATTAGCTGGATGGAAACAATTTGAGGAGACAGTAGAACGATCTAATGAACAGAACGACTTAGTTAATGATTATTTTAATTGTTTGATTGAGTGTGATGATGAAAAACAAACTTGTAAAAGAATTTGTAGGGAGTTGTTAAGCAAGTCATAATGAAACGGGGGG